GGAAGAATTTAGAAATTTTGAATTTAGAAAGACATAATTAAAGGGAGCTGGCTCATCTTAAAGAAAAAGATAGGGCTGGTCAGTATTTATTCTCAACTTGGATAGGCTGGTTAGGCGTTAAAGCTAGGCTTCGCACCAGTTGCACCGTTGTACAGTTGTTTTTATACGTTCCGCTGAGCCTCTTGTTACTAAAGAATTTTGACTATGTCGGCAGTTGGCATTGCTGTCATTGACTTGCCGCACTTATGATAGAATCTATAAAGTTCAGAATGATAAATGTTATGCATAGGGGGAATATTTAGCTCTTTAAGGGAAGAGTTGATAGCTGTATAATAATTGTTAAACTCCTCCTTTCCGTAATATGTGATATAGCGTAGAGCAGTGTCGAGGTTCTCCATCATTGCCTGTTCAGGCGTTGTCCACTTAGAACGAAGTACCCAATTAATGAGTTCATTAATTGTGTCCTTCGCTATCAATGGTCTGATGAGTTCTGGATACACGTCGTCGCGTTTAAAGTTACATTTCAGAAAGGATGAATGTAGTAGGGGTTCGTAGGGGGGGGGATTTTCGCTTTTATCAGCAGCAGTGAATTTAAGCCGATAACGAGCGAGTGTAGATTGAATATATTGAAAGTTAAAACCAAGTTCCAAAGCGTCAGGGGCAACAGAGATTAATAAGTCGTCCCCATAAACTGATAAACGTGTCATTTCATCAAAGAAAGTAAGCCATTCGAATTTGCCACTTTCCTGACAAAAATGATGCCAACACAACTGCATATACTTCCGGTTCACCTTGTTGTTTAAATAAACGGTAAGGTTGTTCCCCGAGGTATTACCTCCCATCTTTAAGAATAAATTCTTTCCGAGTAAGAGTGTTGTGGACCATGTCTCAGAACCGCATAAATATAGCATATTTGCAAAGTTCTGATGAGTTACAGCGATAGTAGTTGGCTTAAGATTTTCATCAAAAGTAGGAATATAAATATAGGATGATCGAGCGTAGAAAGAATACCATGCAGCAATTTCTCTGTAAGTATCCACGGTGAAAGCAGTAGAAAGCATTCCGTCGAAATCCGAGTGATCTCCGGCAATAACTTG